GCGTTGTCGCTGCCGATGTTATTCGTGGCGTTGGTGTTGCTATATCTGAAGTTCAAAGCCGTATTCCATTTGTTAATAGTTTTCTTGATCCTACTAAGTTCTCAGGTCTTTTACAGTTTGTAGACATATTAAGACAAACAGGAGAAGCTTCAAGACCATTGTTCTTCCCCGGTGGTGGTATTGGCAAGCCAGGAGTTGACAAACAACTTGCCGCTATTGAAGAAGCAGCAATTAAACGTGAAAAAGAATTAGAAAGACTAAGATCAAAGCAACTGAAAGAGCAATCCAAGTTAAACAGATTAAAGCAAATCAGTTTAATGCTTATACAAAAAGAAGCACGTTTTGATTTGACAAGAATCCAACTAGCTGCTGCTTTGCAAGGAAAGCTTACAGATGAAGAACGTAAACGTGTTGAAGAACTGTTGCTTATAGAGGATATTAAGCAGGCTATTGCTGAGAAAGATGTAGATAAAGCCGAAAAACTACTTGATGAATTGAACAAAGTTAGAACAGAAACAGAAGCTCTAGCCGAAACATTATTAGATTTAGAGGCAGGCAACCCGTTTTCCAAGTGGCCTGAGTATTTTGAATCTGCTAAAAAGAACTTAAAAGATTTATACGACACACTAGCCAAGCAACAGTTAGCTTTAAATGAATTAATGTCAAGTATTGCCATTAGTCGCGCTAATGCTAATGCAAATGTTTTAACTGCTAAGATTGATAAATCTACGGCTTTTAGTGAAGCCGCTGATGCTTCACGAGCATTTGCTGACATATCATCTGAGGATGCAGCAGCAGCAGTAGCGCAAGCAGCGGCAGCCGTGGCATCGGCAGTAACCCCAGAGGAAAAAGCAGCAGCGCAAGAAGCCGTAGATGCAGCCAATGCTTATGTAGATGCAACAAGCCTACTAACAGAAAGCTTAGCAGCAGCAGATTTAGCAGCTGCCTTAGCCGGACTAGAACTTGCCAATGAGTATTTAAATCAATCTATAGAGGCTGCGACTAACCAAGGCATAATTCCTGAAGTTAATGTTAATGTAACTTTAGAAGGCACAGGAATCTTTGCGGAAGATTTGGCTGAAGTCATAACAGACATTCAATACAATTATCAAAAGACAGGCAAGGGCATACTGCTAAGCAGTAGGGCAATTTGATGCCAGCACCAACGCTACGTGTATTTGTTGACTTTGATAGTGATACTGCTTTTGAAATCAACCCGTTAATCTTAAATAGTGCAACTGAAGGCATACTAGATACCAACACACTTGGCTCAGGCACGTTGCCTGTTGAGATAACAGACCTAGTTACTAAAGTTTCTATACGCCGTGGTCGCAATCGTTTGACATCCCAGTTTGAAGCTGGCACAGCTAATGTGACATTATATGATCAAACAGGTGATTGGAATCCCACCAACCCGGCCAGTATCTATTATCCTAACCTTGTTCCGCTTAGGCAGATAATTATCTACGCTACTTATGCCAGCCAAGATTACTTTCTATTTTCAGGCTTTATCAACACATACGACACAGGATTTAGACAGGGCAACGATGAGCTAAGCACAGTAACCCTTAAGTGCGTAGATGGCTTTAAACTGCTGGCAGGCTCAGGAATAGCAACTGTTACAGGCTCAGGGGTACAAACTTCAGGGGCTAGAGTTAATGCCATCCTAGATGAGATTGAATGGCCTTTAAGCTTGCGTAACGTGGATACAGGTGATTCAACCCTTCAGGCAGACCCAGGCACAGACAGGGATGCCCTTCAGGCGCTTTTTAACGTGGAACAGAGCGAGTTTGGGGGCATCTTCCTAGATGCCAATGGCAAGGTTGATTTCGTAAGCCGTAATGCCCTTATAGCCACGCCAGCGTTCCCGGTCTATGAGTTCAGCGATCAAGGCACAGACATTTCATACACCAATGCAGTAGTGGCCTTTGACGATACAAACCTGGTAAATGATGTGACTATCACACGCCTAGGCGGTACTGCTCAGAATGTATTTGACCAGCCTTCAATTGATAAGTTCTTTCTACATTCAGGCCAGCGTTCAGACATCTTGGTACAGACCAATGCTGAGGCTTTGAGCCAAGCGCAAGGCATCCTAGCCACACGCAAAGACCCTGAAGTACGCATAGATAGCATTCAGTTAAATTTGTATGACGATGCCAATCCTAATAAACCATTGGCGGGAATAGACATAGATTTGCTTGATGGTGTAACAGTTACTAAGACTACCCCAGGCTCTACCAGCGTTGTTCAATCAAGCCTAGTAAATGCTATTCATCACGACATTACCAAGTCATCCTGGATGACTACCCTATACACAACAGAACCGCTACTGGCAGGCTTTGTCTTAGATTCCGATATATCGGGTATACTAGACACAGACGTGCTGAGCTACTAAGGAGAACAAATGGCAGGCGCAGGATATAAGTTGTTCAATACCGGGGATGTGCTTACAGCAGCCCAAGTCAATACGTATTTAAATGAGCAAACGGTTATGGTGTTTGCAAGCTCAGCAGCTCGCACAAGCGCACTAAGTGGCGTGTTAGCTGAAGGAATGATGTCTTACCTACAAGATACTAATGCTGTTGAAGTTTACAATGGTACAGCTTGGGTAGGTGTTAGCGGTGCAGGTGATGTAACTGAAGTTCAAGCTGGTACAGGTATATCAGTTGCTAGTGGTACTGGCCCGGTACCAGTTGTTTCATTTGATTATCGCGCTGGCTCAGCTTTGACCCTCAATGCACAAACTGCCACATACACAGTAGTTTTAACAGATGCAGACCAAAAACTAGTGACTATGTCTGTCGGATCTGCTAATGACTTTCAAATCCCAACCAATGCCAATGTACTTTTCCCAGTTGGCACAGTAATCAATGTTATTCAAATCGGAGCAGGTCAGACAACTATCAAGGCTGTCACTTCAGGCACTACTACGATCTCATCAACTGGAGCAACTGCCACAGCTCCTAAGTTAAGAGCGCAGTTCTCGGCTGCTTCTTGCATCAAGGTCGCAACAGACACTTGGTATGTCGTAGGAGATATAGCGTAATGAGTTTATTGGGCATTATTGCTTCACAAAATTATCCGCGCATTGTGCCATTAACTGTTAATTATCTTGTTGTTGCTGGTGGTGGCGGTGCAACTTCATCAGGTGGCGGTAGCGGCGGTGGCGGTGGTGCAGGTGGAGTTCGTTGCACAGTTCAAGCGACAGGCGGTGGTGGGTCTTTACCAACCGCTTTATCTTTAAGTTTATCTACTAATTACACAGTTACAGTTGGCGCAGGTGGAACAGGTGGCACAACCACAGCAACAGCAGGCGCAAGCTCCGTTTTTAGCACAGTTTCAACAAGCGGTGGCGGTAATTCTCAAAATGGAAATGGTGTAGCAGGTGGCTCAGGTGGTGGCGCAAGAGCATCAAGTGATAGTAGGACAGGCGGCGCAGGAACAGCAAACGAAGGTTCAGCAGGTGGCGCAAATAATGCTGGTTCTGGCCCCCCATTTGGTTCAGGTGGCGGTGGTGGAGCAAATGCTGTTGGAGCAACTGCCACAACAGTAACAAGCGGTAATGGCGGCGCTGGTATTAGCACAAATATCTCAGGCTCTTCGGTTTCATATGGCGGTGGCGGTGGCGGTGGCGGTTATACAGTTACTAGAGGAACAGGTGGAGCAGGTGGCGGTGGTGATGGTGGAATTGTCTCTGGCAACACCCCAGGCGCTGCTGGCACAGCAAATAGGGGCGGCGGTGGTGGTGGTGGTTCATATAACACTAGTGATACTGGTGAAACCTCTGGTGGTAATGGTGGAAGCGGCGTTGTTATTTTAAGTTTTCCAACTGCTGCTGGAACTATAACTATCGGTGCTGGTTTAACAGGATCAACAAGCACTAGCGGTGCAAATACTATTGCAACAATTACTGCTGGCACAGGAAATGTGAGTTGGGCATAATGGCACATTACGCTTTTTTAGATGAAAACAATGTAGTAACTGAAGTTATTACTGGCATAGATGAAACTGAACTTATAGAAGGTTTAGACCCTGAAACTTGGTATGGTAATTTTAGAGGCCAAGTCTGCAAGCGAACTTCATACAATAACAATATCCGCAAGCAATATGCGGGCAAAGGTTATAGCTATGATCCTGTAGCAGATGTATTTATAGCGCCACAGCCTTACACATCTTGGTCGCTAGATGAAAACTTTGATTGGCAACCGCCAACACCTAGACCTGAAGGTATGGGTTGGTATTGGGATGAAGATACCTTAAGTTGGATTAAAGTAAATGCCTAAACTATGCAAAGCTGGTCAGCAATTACGCGAGCAGATAGATGATGCGTTCCCCGATAGAGATAGAACTTCAGATGGCTGGATCGGTGATAAACGTCATTCAGCGCGTAAGTCCGATCACAATCCAACTGCTGAAGGCATTGTACGTGCCCTTGACATTGACGTTGATTTTAGGTCGCACAAAGCGGAGCCCTATGACTTTGCGGATCAGCTACGATTACTTGCCAGACTTGATAAAAGAATCTCTTATATCATCTTCAACGGCAAAATTGCCAGCTACAAACGCAATTACAAATGGAGAAAATACACCGGGATAAACCCACATAAGACACATATACACATTAGCTTTACTGCTAAGGGCGATTCAGATGGCAGTATGTTTGAAATACCGATACTAACAGGAGAGCCCCTACATGGAACAACTAAAGCAAGTAAGCGCAAGTTGGGCAAGAAGCTTCTTAGCAGCTGGAATAGCAACCTATCTAGCGGTGGGCTGGGATCTAGCACATATTGCAAATGCTGCACTTGCGGCAAGCCTTCCAGTAATCCTTCGTTGGTTAAATCCTAACGACACGGCATTCGGTCGGCGTTGAGCCCGGCAGAATGGGCAGGCTTTGTAGCTGCCACACTATCGTGCTGCGCTCTTATTGTCGGTGGACTTAGATACATTATTAGACATGAAGTGCCAGCAATACTTGAGGCATCAAACATCGTGTCGCGCATAGATAAACTTGAATCAATGGTCTTAGAATTGCTTACTCATGAGCGCAAGAAAAATATCAAAAAGCGAACAAGCCGCTAAGCGTAAGCGGAAAGAAGCCGCTGCGCGTAGAACAAAGGCTGACATTTTGCTACCCATAGATATATGGGCTGCATCTATTGTTGAATGTTATGAAGCTTTAGTTCGTGCTGGATATGGCGAAGATAGGGCGCGCTGGTACATTGAAGAACAGCTGCGTTTACCTGATTGGGTAATACAGAATCCTAATCATTCTCCATATGAAGATGAAGATGAGGATGACGATTAAGCGAATCGTAGTTATATCTGATTTGCAAGTACCCTTCCACGATAAGAAAGCAGTTAAGAATGTCGCACAGTTCATCAGAAAATACAAACCTGATGACGTTCTATGTGTGGGCGATGAAATCGATTTCCAAACAATTAGCCGCTGGTCAACCGGTAGGGATGAGTGGTCAGGAAGTATTGGCAGAGATCGTGACGAAACTGTCAATGTCCTCGCCGAGCTTCAAGTACGACATCTCAGCCGAAGCAACCACGGGGCAAGGCTGTACAACTCACTAAGCAAGCGCCTGCCCGGGCTCATTGGTCTGCCTGAATTGACCATAGAGAAGTTTCTACATCTAGATGATTTAGGCATCACCTACCACACCAAGCCATACCAGTTCCATGATGAATGGGTAATGGTGCATGGCGATGAGCAAAGCACTAAGCCACATGGGGGTTTAACAGCCCTAGAAGCGGCCAAGAGGCATGGTTTATCGGTGGTTTGTGGTCACACCCATAGACAGGGTATATCATCCTATTCTACGGCCTCTGGTGGCGTTTTAAGGGGTGTTCTCACGGGTTTTGAGGTAGGACACCTAATGGACATTACAAAGGCGCATTACACGCGTGGAACGATGAATTGGCAGCAAGGGTTTGGAATGATTTACATAGACCGCAAGCGTGTGCAACCAGTAGCCATACCAATAGAAAAAGATGGCAGCTTCCTGGTTGAAGGTAAGCGTTATGGTTAAGGATATTTTTCCTATTTATAGAACTATAGATGATCATATGGATAACTATGATGGCGTGTCGTATCTTGACAAATAGCATATAGACCCCTCAAAATAGGATTTGAAATCCTATTTGAAAGGGGTTTAGGGCATGACGATTAAGTATGATCGTAAGTCGGGTGCGTATACCGATGGCAAGCACTTTGTGCGAGCTTCATTTATACGTGATTTCGCTAAGAAAAAACTAGGCATGAGCCAACAACGCGGCAGAATAAGTCGCGCTGTTCTTGCTGCCTATTTTCTTGATGTACATGGGGTGAGCGCAGATGTTGAATGATATGCGTTTGCTTGAATTAGGTTTGTGGTGTTTTCTATTTGTGTTAAGTGCATACACAATCGGTGTATTCATTAAGGAAAAAGGATATAAGGAAGGCTGGGCAGATGGGTACAGGCGAGGGAAATCAGTTGCGAGCGAAAGATATATTGACTAATGCAAACGACACGATTATTAACAGAGGGTCAACGCATGGTCATTACGACCAAACTATGTTACGAACGGCAAAGCTCTGGGAATCTTACTTTGAAAGACCAATTGAGCCGATGGACATTGCAATCTGTATGGCATTGGTCAAGCTCGCAAGAATCATGGATACTAAATCAAATCACGATTCTTGGGTGGATGCCGTGGCCTATTTTGCCATTGCCGGAGAACTTGCCGTCAAGGATTGGAATGATCTTAATGCTTTCTAGGTCACCTAGAGGCACTTGGTGTGACTATTGCAAAGGCAGATGGGGCACTAACACTTTACGTGGACAAACGCAAGCTGTATGGCAAATTACTAGCAAGCGATATGGCAAGTTAATTGTCAGGCATTACTGCCAATCTTGCGCCAATGAAGTTCAAGAATGGCCAGATGGCAGCACGTGGACTTTGAAGGAACAAATTGACTATGCAAAAGGAGAAACTTTAGATGTTTAATTTAGCAAACTATGAAGATGTAGATACGAGGATACACAAATTCTATGAAACCTATGAAGACGGCTCAATACTCACAGAACTCATTACCAATGACGAAGAAAAAGGCATTGTCATAT